TGCCCGTCACGACCGCCGGGAACTTGTCCGACAGATCGGTTATGCCACGGGCGACCGCTGTCAGCCCTTTGGCCGCCATGTCGGTGGCCGGGCGGATGGCATCGCCAATGCTGCGCATCGCGTCGTCGGCCGCCTGGACCGTCTCGGCCCACTGCTGCGCAGAGGTTTCGCGGCGCTCGGCCAGGTTCTTGTCGAGGATGCCCGAGGCCTTGCGTGAATCGGCTTTCAGCTCCTCATACAGCCCCCGGTTTTGCCCGTAGGCGGTGAGCGCGGCCTTGACCTGCATGTCGGCGAAGATATCGCCGGTGCGCAGGGTCTTCTCCAGCGCCTCCAGCGCCGCCTTGGCTTTCTCCGGGTCGACCTCCTTGTCGATTTTGGCCTGGGCATCCTTGATCTTTTTGGCCTTGGTCGGGTCTGTCGCCTCGACGTATCGCATGGCCAGGGCCATGGATGCCTCAATGACGTTCATGCCCTTCTGCAGGCCGGTATTCAGCGACTCCTGGTAATCAATGCCCACATCGCTGTAAGCCTTCTTGATATCCCCGGCGCCGATTTTCTCCATCCAGTTCTTGAAGTTGTTCGCCGCTTCATCCGAACTGCCGGCGGTCTTCATCTGCACCTGCAGCATGGAGCCCAGCGAAGTCACCGCGTCTAGCCCGGTGATGCCGTTTTTCTCCATGCCGGCCAGCAGTTGCGGGAACCACTTGGCCATATCGCTGGCCTCGAAGCTGCCCGCCTGGCCTTGGTAGGCGATAGCCTCCAGTGCCTGCTGCATAACCTTCGGGTCGCTGATCTTGGCGTTTTGCTCCAGCGCCTGGATCATGGACGCCGTATCGACGCCCGAGGCGCCTTGACCGATAGCGAAGTTGGCCGCGACCGGCGCATACGACAGCGCCTTGTTTAGATCCATGCCGGCGCCGACCAGCTGGTTGACCAGGTCGGCCACGTCGTTGCGCGCCATGCCGGTGCCGGCGGCCGTGTCGATCACCGTCCGGGTTAGCTGCTGCTCCTCCGGCTTGTTGGCAATGTCGGCCTTGATCGCAATGTCACGGATGATCGCTTGATAGTTCGCGCTGATCATCGTCGGCGCGGCCACGGCACCCGTAGCCACCACCGCCTTGCCGATATTGGACTTGAGCGAGTCCTTGCCCGCCTGCAGCTGCTGGTGGCCCTTTAGCTGCAGGTCGGCGCCCCTGGCCTCGCGGCCCAGGCGCTGATATTCGCGACTCAGGCGCCCGACCTCGATCCCCTGCTTGCGCAGCGCCTCCAGGTTGCCGTCCAGCTTGCGCAACAGCTTGTCGGCGCCGGCGGCGCCACTGTCGTGCGCGCGCTTCCACTCCTCGCGCAGCTTGATGGTTTCGCCAATGGTGCTTTTCAGCACCTTGGCCTTGTTGCCCTTGGCTTCCAGTTTCTGGATGCCGTTTTCGACCGTCTTGAAGGCGCTGCCGACCGTTGAAGCGACGGCACCCCCGATGACCAGCATCAAAGGCTTTAAAGCCATTGCTTACCCCCTTGCCGGCTCAATCCGAGAGCCACCAAACCATGTCGGCATACGACATGGTCATGATTGCCTCGGGCGAGAAATTCAGCTCAGCAGCAAGCCGCTTGGCGGCCTGCTTCTGTACGGCTGGATCAAAGCTCGTCGTCTCGCACCAGAAAGGTGTAGCCCGCCGCGACGCGGTTGTAATCCTTGTACGTCAGGCGTTCCAAATCCTTAACGTGCACCTCGGCCAGGGAGGCGAACAGGTTCAGCTCGCGCTGCTCGTCGTCGCCGTCCGAGGTCTTGGTGGAGTTGCGGATATCGCGCACAGTCGGTGCACGTAGGGTGATTTTGTCTTGCTTGACGCCGTTCAGCTCGACCGGCATGGTCAGGGTGATGGTGACGTTTTCAGCGGTCAGTTCGAGGTATTTCGGCAGTGGCTTGGCCATGGTGGTGCGTCCTTGATTTGAAATGGGATGTGAAGAGGTGAAAGGAGGAATTACAGGCCGATGTCGCGGCGCTGGCTGGCCAGCTGGTCAACGCCATTGATGACGCGCTTCATGGCCATAGGCTCGATTTCATAGATGACCTCGCCGCCGACCTCCAGCTTGTAGTAGGTCAGGGCAATGGCGTGCTTGTGCTCGGCCTTGTCCCCCGGTTTCCAGTCGCCCATATCCAGCTCTTTCAGGGTGCCGCGCTGGGTGACGATGACCGCCTTGGTTTCGCCCTTCTGGCCCTTGAGCGAGCCACGGAAAACGCCGTTGAAGGCGTTACCGTCGGCCAGACCAAAGAACTTCAACGCCTCTTTGCGCATGCCGGTGGTGGTAAAGCTGGACTCCAGCTTTTCCATGCCCAGGTCCATCTCAATCGGCATATCCATGCCGCCGGGGCGGTACTCTTCCATTTTGAGTGCCAGCTTGGGCAGGGTCAGGGAAGGGACATCACCCTGGAAGCTGATGCCATCTACGAACAGGTTCATGTTGGCCAGAATTTCGGGAATCATTGCCATGTGCTGCGCTCCTTAGGCGGTCTTGTCGAGAACTTCGGTCAACCAGTCGTTGACTACGTCGAAAATAAAGTTGGGGTTTTCAGCCGGCGGAACGTCGGTAAAGCGGATGTTCCAATAAATTTTGCCCTGCTCCAGGGCGCTGGCCGTGTTGAGGTCTGGGTCGGCGTAGACCTCGAAGTTGATGATTGCGCCCTGGGCTTTCAGGTCGCGCATGAAGGCGTTAAGGCCCTCGGTCACGTCGCGGACGTAAGTCGCGGTAATGCCCCGGTCGACCGCCCACTTGTGGCCGTACAGGATCGCGTCCATGACCATGTCCATGGTCCGCACGCGGGTGACGAACGCCCATTTCGAATCGCTCGACAGCGTGCGGTTGCCCCACAGGCGGAAACCGTCGTCGCGGATGATGGTCGCGATATTGGCGTTGTTGAGCAGGTTGGCCCGGCACGTCTCGTCGCCGTCCAGGTACTCGATGGCACGGGTGGTACCGGTGATGCCGACAAACTCCTTGTTCGACGGGGAGGACCAGAAACCGTACTGGCTATCAGTCCAGGCAAACACGCCTGCAGCCCAGGCCGAGGCCGGCGCGTCGACCGTCCCGTTGCTGGTGGTGTCCCACATCTGCACACCCGGATCGACCATGTACAGGCGCTTGGAGCCGAACAGCTTGGCGTAGGTGGTAGCCGCCTCGTCGGTGGTGTTGGGGCCGTCGATGATCGCCACGGCGCGCAGCTTGGCGGCGATGGCATCCATGGCGGTGGCCACCGCCTGGGTCGCGCTGTGCTTGGGCGCGATAATGAGGCGTGGCTGGGCGTTGAAACGGCTCTTACCGTCCAGCAGCGCCTGCAGGCCGGAACGCTTACCGTTGGCCAACACGCCGCCGATGATCGCGGAAGTCTGCGCGGCCGCGTCTACAGCCTTGGCCACACCCGAGGCGACGATGACCGCCTTGGAGCGTGCATAGATGGCCTGGCAGGCCTTGGTGATGGCAGCGCCGGCGCCGAATGCGGCGATGGCTTCGCGCTCGCTGGTGATCAGCACCAGGTCGCCGGCCTTGGCCGTGGCGTTCGCGCCTTCGGTGAAGGTGTCGACCAGACCAATGATCGAGGAGGACGGCAGCGAAATGGTGCGCGTGCCAGTGTCGACGGCCTTTACGGTGACGCCGTGAAAGAATCCAGCCATGGGATAACTCCAAAAGAAAGGGCCGCACGCGGCGGCCCTGCAGAAACGAAAACGCCCCGAAATCGGGGCGCTCAAGGGAATGCGAGGAGAGGGTCAGACGACGCCGGGCACGCTCGCGCGGATGGCGTTAATGGCCGAATCGGCCATTACCTCTGCCTCGGCATGACTGCCAGCCTTGAGCACCGCCTGCTTGCCTTTCAGCCGTGCTGCGCGGATCTGGCACAACGCGGTGCGCCAGGTCGCGGCCTCGCTCAGAATGCTTTCAGCGGCCTGCTGCGGGGTGACGCCCTCGGCGTCCACCGTGGCCTGTACGGTCAGCGGCACCTCACCTTCGAAACCGGCAGCCTGAAAGGCTGTGGCCTCGCTCTCGGCCATTTCGTACTCAACCACGCGCAGCGCGTCACCAACCACGCTGGCCCGCGCCTGATCGGCGGTCAGGTCAATCTGCTGGACAGCCACCTGCAGGGCTGCAGGCAGCGGCAAGGCCTCGAAGTTGAAGCCGTTGAAGACGGTGTCACCGTAGGTGATCGTCAGGTTTTGCTTTTGCATAGGGAATCCTTACA